GTTTATCGTTCCCTTTACTAGGGGTGAAATTCACGACGGGTATATCCATTTGCCTAAGCTCATAAGTCAAAGGTAGACCAGAAGCCTTAGCTTCCACCACCACCATCTCCGGTGACCAATACTTATATTGCTCTAGAGCTTTTCTTCTCAGCTCCGGAAACTCATATCGATCCTTAATGGCATCCAATAAGATTAGGTTTAAAGGGCTATCCTGATCAGGATAAAACAAACCCCATGTGGTAATTGCACTAAAATCGGCAGTTTCCTTTTTCATAAAGGCGGTATCATAACTTTGAATGACATAATGCAATTGAGGAATCCATTCATGCTTCCAAGCTTTCCACCATTCACGTTTAATGATCGCTCCTTCATCAGAGGTTGGAGCTTGCATCCATTGTGCGTTCCATTTCTTAACGGGCAATGTTGCTTTAACTTTTTCTAATTCTTCCGCTTCCCAATATTCAGGCCATACTGGTTCGTCGTCTATGAGCGCTGGAAATTCGATCACTTCCCATTGATCCCCCTTCACTTCTTTTTGATTTTTTAAAAGCATAGCGGTCAAGTCTTTAGTTGACCATCTTGTCATTACTAAAACAATAGAAGCGCCTGGTTGAAGACGTTGCCTTGGTCCTGAAGTATACCATTCATAGGCAGACTCTAAAGCAGTCTCGGACATAGCATCTTGTTCAGAATGTGGGTCATCAATAATTAATAGATCAGCACCCCGTCCAGTGATAGCACCACCGACCCCAGCAGCGAAGTACTCGCCGCCCTGTGCTGTTTCCCACCTCCCAGCGGCTTTACTATCTTCCTGTAATCTCGTTTGAAATATTTTAGAATATTCTTCACTATCGATTAAGTGTTTAGCCTTACGACCAAACTTAATAGCCAGTTCTCCGGTGTGGGTTGCTTGAATAATTTTGAGCTTTGGATTACGGCCCACCATCCATGATGGGAGTAAGTAAGATGCAAATTCTGATTTAGTGTGACGAGGAGGCATATTAATGATTAAGCGCTTTAACTCACCTCTCGCCAATCTATTAAATTTTTCTGCAACAATTCTATGGTGAGACCCCTCTATAAACTCAGGCCACACACATTTAACAAAAGATAAAAAATCATCTTGAGCTCGATTTTGTATTTTTCTTTCAGCATGCAGGACTTGCAGTCGTAAGTAATCCTTTCTAACGTCTGCTGGTAATTTACTAATATCTACATCTAAATTCATATAAAAATTTTATAAAATTTTTTGCATTATAATATAATGTTCAAGAAGTTTTTAACAGCCTTGTCTCTCTAAATCAAGCAATTCAACCTAAAGTAGTGGGACCCCTTTTTAAAAAAGGGGGATCGATGTTTCCTGGTCTGAGATAGTTGGAATCGGGGTTGGTACCTCTATTGATCCATGTTGCGGGGTCCACCCCCCGTGAGGGGGGTGGACCAAGAGCCGAGGCGCATTAGCGCCTCGACTATTTGTTATGGACTAACAAAGCTTTCATCTTGATATTGTTCCTGCGTGATTGGTCTGCGTTCACCGAGTAAATCATTAACAAAGTAATGACGTGGAATACCACCATTATAAGTACTATTCCAATCACATACCTTATGCCATGCACTATCGCAACCAACTCTTTTAGGCTCATGTATTCTACCGAAGTGATTGATTGCTATATCTCCAAACTTATTGAACCAATCGTTCTGACAATTTAAAGAACAGAAATTACTCTTGCCATAATAGAATGAAGATCGCTTGCGAGTTTCATAATGCTTATCGCCTTTACTACCTCTTATCCTATCTTTAGTTTTATACTCATGACACTTAGGGGCTTGGCAATATTTCATTGGTCACTCCATATTCTTAAAACAATTAAAACAAATAACATACCGAATATAAATAGTTCAATCATTTCTTGTCCTTTTTATAAGTTAGATCAAATGTTTCATTGACGTGATGAGCAACGTAGTTCATTCCGAACATTGCGCCGAGCCACAATAATCTCTTTTCTTCTGGAATATGTTGCTCGATATAATCACTCAATTCTTTTTGAGTTTTGAAAGTGCGAAACATTTTAGAGCCTTGTAGTTTTATTTCTTTATCAGCCATTATAGCACCTCCCAATTGGTTGCGTATCTAAATCCTTTTTTATCTAGATCATAGTAATGTAAAAAAGGGCGATTGTCTTTTTGTCTATTTCCAAATCCACGACAATCATCTGTTAAAATGCCGAAACGTCTAACCTCTTCGCCATCTTGTTTTGTGTATTTGATTTTAAACTTCTTATTGTTTTTTATTGATGTGTCCATTGTGGGATAATGGACTATTATCCCACAGATGTCAACTATTGTTTTATTTGTTCATTATTATATTTGACCCTTGCTAAGATCTTCTCCTCTCTTGATTGTGTTTTGTTTTTAAGACTAGCCAAGTGATTTAATATGTCTTGATTTGAAACTACAATTCCTTTTGATGTAGTTGCAAGAATATCAGTTTCAGTTATTGTGATACCCATTTTCTTAGCCATGTCGATTGATTGTTCTAAATAAACATGATCTCTTAAACCCGCTTTTAAAACTTTGCATTGTTCTAAAATAGTTTCAGTCCATTTAGTATGAGCCATGATAAGTTTTTGTTTTGCTTGTTGCCATGTCATCAAAATTGCAAACTCTTTTTGATCACACCCAAGTTGTCTATCACGACAATATTCACGACCAATTAAATCAAGTTGATAATCATTATTCCATTCTCGAGCATAACAAGTTTGATTTTCTTTACCACCACTCAAACCCAGTTCTCTTGAATTGGCACTATCAACTTGTGTCCAATGAGGATTTGATTGATGACTTTCACCACTACCATCACCCCATTTTTGTTCAATGTTAATATCTGGATTACATTTCTCACCTTTATTAACTTTACCTTTTAACTCATCACGAAAATAAGCATAGGCAAAATCATTTTGCCGACCATTTTCTTGACCATTAATATTTCCATCAAGGCGAAAATCAAAATGCTTTGTAATGTACTTGTCGTCTTGTTCGTCATGTTCTCCACCAAAACGTTCTTGCACATATTCTTCATCACCCTCTTTTTTAGCCATGTAGCCAAAATGAAAGCAACTATCTTTTGCAATAGTATTAACATTATCAAATTTATTTTGAAGATGATAAGCCATCTTAATATCTTCGGGTGTATAATGTCGACTTACTATTTGTTTTGCAAGTTCCCACGTCTTATCTTGCAAAGGTTTTACAGTTTCCCTAGCTTGATCAAATGCCTCTTTTTCTTGCGTGAGTTCTTGTTCAAGATAAGGTCGCATAAATATATTAAGTATCTTTGATCTATGCCCTTGATTGTTTCTAACTCTAGCCATTTATTTATCCTTTATTTAATTGTTAAAAATAAAGTTTTATACCATTGACTTTTAAAAAGCAAGGGATTATAAAGGATAATTATGAAAGAAATATTAATAGCTTTATATTTTGCCTTACATTTTATAGGGGCATTTTTAGGACTAGTCATTGCAATACATTTAAGTTTTTGGCTAGGAATTTCAATGTTTGTATTTTTCATCATTAAATTTTGTTTAATGATGCCCGATGTTAGTAGGCAAATATGATAATAGATAGTTTGTGGTTATATCCAATTTTAGGAATTTGTGGAGTTATAATATTGTATCTCTACACTTAAGCCAATTGGCGCCTCGATTAGGAAACAATTTATTGTATTCCCGGTAGAGGCGCCCTTGAGCCCAGATCCAGTTTCCATAGGGCCAAACAATTGTTGCTGGATCTGGGGTCAAGTAAGCTAGGGGATATAAGTCGCAAGACTAAATTGGACTAGTAACTTGGCCACTTTAGAATGATTCTAAAGTAAAAAAATTATGAAAGAAAAAAGTTACAAGCTCCAAGCTCCAAGCTTGACCTGTAGGATTTTAAATGATAAGATTAAGACTATGACAAACATAATATATAAAGATAAAAAACATAAACTACCATTTGAGATTAAATCTCATTCAACAACAATGGTAAAAAGAACGAACGGCTTGAGTGGAGAGTCTACGGAACTTCCTCAATTCGCGGCGCTTGTATATGATCATACAATGTACATGAGCCTAATGACTGAGATGAAGGACAAAGAGACTAAGCAAACGCCAGGCTTCAGTGAGCACCAGGATGATTGGCAAATAGTACGCAATGGAATAGATTTTTTCAGACGCTATTTTGCTAAAGAATATATGGTGTTACTTGACTAAATCAAATTATGATAAACTATCCCAGGCGCTCAGCGCCTGGTATACCCAGGACCAGATTGAAAAAATTTGGGCCATGTTAAAAGATTATGATCAAAAGCTACAAGCTTCAAGCTGCAAGCTTGACAGCCAGTCCCAGAGATGATAGGATTAATTTGTGTTTAAGTTGGTTGAAAAATTATATACCAAAAGCAGGATAACACGAGGATGCTCACGCTACCCGAACTTGCCCTGCAACACATAACAAATAGAAAGGATATATTATGGATATAGCACAATTAAAAAGAATAGCCGATGCAATGGAGGAGATCCTGCGCCTGGTTAAGAAGGACATGGCAAACGTTCAAAAAAGTATTGCGGAAGAGTCTGAAAAAAAAGAATGAAAAAATTCACAATAGAAATTAGCAACGCGTCGACAGCGCAGCTGGCGACGATTGCCCTGGACCTGAAGATCATGAGCAACGGATGGGCTAAGCATGGCCCGCGGATCAGGATCGATGGCCAGAAGCTGCAAGCGCCAAGCCTCCACGAACCAAGGATCAAGCGCCAAGCTCCAAGCGCCATGCTTTAGACACAATTAAATGATATAGAATTTTATGTTAAAGAAAGAAGCAGAAAGAATAACCGGCGGGCTGTCAGCTCCAGGGAAGATGCCTGAGGGCTCGTATAACCTGCCGGCTACAGCATGCCAGACAGGCGCCAAGCTCCGGCTGGTCCCTGATACACCATGCTATAAATGTTATGCATTTAAAGGACGATATAATTTTCCAAATGTTAAGGACGCGCTGCAACGCCGTCTGGCCAGCCTGGACCATCCGCAATGGGTGGAGGCTATGACAACACTAATTAAAAAGAAAAAGCATTTCCGCTGGCACGACTCAGGGGACCTGCAAGGCGTCGCGCATCTCAAAAAGATATTCGAAGTATGCAACAACACGCCAGGCACCAGACACTGGCTGCCGACTCAGGAGCGTCAATACCTGCCGCTGGGCTCATACCCGGCTAATCTGGTTATAAGATTATCGAATGCAAAGAATAACACCCAGCCCGGTCAGGCCTGGTCCCATTGGTCCACGGTCGTTGATGAAGGCGGCGACTGCCCGGCGTCGAAGCAGGGCAATGAATGCGGCAGCTGTAGACGCTGCTGGTCCAGGGAGGTAAAACATGTCACGTACCCGAAACACTAATGTCTGGGCCTTCTCTTACTTCAGCCTTCGTGAAGGTCCGGGCGCCAAGCGCCAAGCGCCAAGCCCCAAGCTGAAGTTTCAAGCTTCAAGCTCCAAGCGTCAAGCGCTCTCAAAAGTTTTTTGAATAAAAACCCAATCAACTGAGTCCCAAGGACCATGGCCCATGGACAATAGTTCTTGGATCATGGATCCTGGAACAAGTTTCAGGGACCTCGGACCGAGGGTCCTGAGAAGGATAAATGTTTTCTCTGGATGTGACTTATGGAATGAAATTTGGTGTGGTGAGAATCTAACTTTATTACCTTTGGCGACTTTTAATTCAACAGTGAAAAAGTGCCTAGAATTATTATACCCCAATAGATCAGGCATGCCGAGTAAGCTAAGGTTTTCAATACGATTCCAGTAGATGGAACATGTATTTTTCTTAAGATCTTGGTATAATTTTCGTTCAGGTGCAACTGCATTTTTCAAAGTAACTTTCGCTTACGAATCTAGCTTGGTTGGAGCAAGAAGTCTCTCCTCTTTCATTGGTTTTAAAACTATTCTCATTGAGTTTGCACCAATAATTGTGCTCTCTTGAACTTCAATTCTTTTAATTTCTTCTAAATGTCCATTAACATGCATGAACACAGAAGCATCCCCTAAAGATCCTTTTTGACCTTTGCCTTTGTTATCCATAAATTCAGTTAAATATTCCATTAGATGTCTTAGTCTCATTAAAGTCCCGACTTTCTTAAATCAGAAAGCTTAGCTTCCATTTGTTTTTTTAATTTTAAAAGGTCCGCGTGTAGTTCTATATTCTCTTGTTCTAACTCAGTCAAGCGAACTTGCAATTTTCCATTAATTTCTTGATGGCGTTCGTTCACTTCACACAGCTCAGCAATCCTATTGAATGAATCATTATTTTCTTGCTTAACTCGAGCGAGTTCTTTTTGCATCTCTTGAATCTTTTTAAAACCATCCTCTACTATCTTCTTAGTTCCATTTAAGATAACTTCAGTCTCACTCAGTTTAGTTTTCAGTTCATTTTGTCTATCTTTTCTCATTTCTTCCATAATACATTTCCCTTCTTTCATCATTGACTTTTTATCAATGTTACCTTAAATTGTCAATATGGGTGTTCCTAAAAGATTAACAGAAATGCAGATGAGATTCTCTGAGTTCGTAGTATTCGGAGGAGCTGATGGACCTATGACTCAAGCAGAAGCAGCGACCGCTGCTGGGTACTCACCCAAGAGAGCTAGACAAGAAGGATCAGAACTCATGAACCCTAGACTCAGTCCATTGGTGGCTCATTATATTGGAAAACTTAAAGAAGAAAGACTTAAAAAATTTGAGGTCTCTTATGAAGGACACGTCGCTGAACTTGCTAGGATAAAGGACTTGGCTTTGAAGAAGGGGAGCTTTTCTTCTGCTGTAAACGCTGAGACGAATCGAGGCAAAGCAGCAGGATTATACATAGAACGGAAAATAATAAAACATGGGAAACTAGAAGATATGTCAGAGTTAGAACTAGAAAACAAAATGAAACAAATTTTAGACGATTACGCACCAATTTTAAACGTTACCCCCGAAGCTGCATTATTGGACCAAAAATCATTAAAAACCAAAACAAAGAAAAAACGAAAAGAACCAAAAAGTATTGCTGCCAATTCGACATCTAGTAAAGATTCAAGACAAGGCAATAAACTCCCACTACAGTCAGTAGTAGTAAAGATATAGTCATTACCTTATCTGGATTCCACATTATCTTTTCTTTTTCTTCTTAGCTTTTTTCTTTTTCTTCTTAACTATTTTCTTCTTAACTTTTTTCTTTGTCATAGAATCTAAATCCTCCTTCCATATATTATACTTCTCTTCACTCAACCAATCTTTAGACATCAATCTTTTTTATACCAGTTATGCACCCTGTAGGGAAGACATTCCGATCAGAATAAGCCTCATCCTTCTCGTCAAAACTAGCAAAAGTCCAGACGAATTTTTTGGTCCTCTTGTAGATATAAGCAAAAGTGACCATCTTCGAGCACTCGAACTTATCGAACTCATCAGGGGTAGCATGACCAGTGTCACCAACAATGTCAAGCCACGAAATT